AAAGGTGTGCCGGAGCTTATGCGGATGCAGAGGAACTGACAGCCCAGCCCTTACACCGATACCCCGTATGATTTTTTCAATGGCCTGACTGCCAAGCGGCCCATAGGGAGCCGTATTGCACGAAAACAAGTCGGAACTGCTCTTGCTGTGAGCAAGGTAGGACTGTACTGCCAGCTTCGCCCGGACGCTGAAATATACAGTCCGTATTTTATCACCTTTGCCCCGGACTTCTATTGTCCGCGATTGAAAATCTATTGCGCCGATCGGAACATTGGTTAACTCAGACAGACGGCAGCCGGTGGAAAGGTACAATTCAAATATGGCCCGTTCCCGGGGCGTCTCGAGAACGGCACGGCACCGCTCCACCTCCTCCTGGGTGAGAGGCTGACGAGTGTGCTTCTTATCAATTCTGGCAGAGCGGATGCGGTTCATTGGATTTCGCTGGATCTTTTCCTCCGTTTGGAGCCAGCCGAAGAAGCTGCGGAGGCAATTCAGGTAGGTCTGCACGCTGTCTTTCTTCATTCCACGATCTTCCTTCAGGTAGGACAACCACCGGCGCACGTGATCCGTGGTGATCTGGGCGGGCGGCAGATCCAGCCATTGCCGGAACAAGCCAAGGATCTGTCTGTAATTTCGGATGGATTTTTCGGACAGGCTATCTGCCCGCTTTGCGGCCAGAAATTCTGCAATGCTGTCCTCCAAACTGGAGCAGGCGGCGGTGGCGGTGATGGTGTACCCGGAAAGGATCTCCCATATTGCGGTCTTTGCGTCCGACCGATCCATGGCCGTGCAGATCGCGGTGTACAGTTCAACTTTTGGTTCCATAGCAAATTCTCCTTAAAAAATGTAATAGGTGGTGATACCGTGAATCAGGAAGAAATGGCTGTAAAGCTTGCGGAAGTAGAACAGCGCTGTAAGTCAAACACGCACAGGATCAACAGTCAGACCGAGCAGCTGACCGCACTGAACCGTATGGCAACCGCCATCGAAGTCATGGCAACGAAGCAAACCAGTCAGGCGGAAAAGATTGATGAAATCAAAGAGAGCGTCGATGGCCTCACAACAAAGGTGGAAACCATCGAACAGAAGCCCGCCAAGCGGTGGGACGGCATCGTGGATAAAATCATATACGGCATCGTTGGGGCTTTTGTGACGGCTCTGGGCGCCGGAATTATCCACGTGCTTACGGTGACAGCGTGACGAAACCGGATACAAAATGACTTCGCCCGCCGGTTGCCGGCGGTGGAAGAATAGAATCAAGAATCTTGAGCATGAAAGGGGGTGAGCATATGGATATTGGCACTATGGGCCTTACCAGCGTGGCGGCGATCACGGTGATCTGCTATCTGGTCGGGAATGCTGTCAAGGCTACCGACGTTGACAACAAGTGGATCCCCATCATTGTGGGGACCGTGGGCGGCGTGCTGGGCGTGGCCGGGATGTACATCATGCCGGATTTCCCGGCGGCGGACTATCTCACCGCAATTGCGGTGGGCATCGTATCCGGTCTGGCGGCAGTAGGAATCAACCAGATCGGAAAGCAGATGCACCAGTGATCACTAAAAATCAAATTAAACGAGGAGATAACATCATGGAAAAGATCTACGAGAACATTATCAACGAGGGAAAGCGGAGTGGCAAGACCATCGAGGAGATCAACGCGGAGCTGAAGGAAGCCGGTGCCAACTTCCACCTGAACCCGGACGGCGGTATCGCCGGTTGGACGGAACAGGAGATGGCCGAGGGCTTCATCCCCGGCGAGGATGACGGCAAGGACGGCATCTACAAAACCGCCAGTGATGGCAAGCCCATCCGCTACTCCAACAAGGCACCGGGCGGCGGGGTCTACGGCGTTGCCATCCCCGTGATGGATCGGGACGAGAGTCGCGCCGACACCACCATTACCGTGGGTCACTGGGAGTTGAGCTATGACAGCCGTGGCTACTGCTACAGCCGGACGAACCTGAGAAAATGACGAGGGCAGGAACAATCCCGCTCTCTGACCTCCAATTCATCAAGATCTATTTCAACCGGAAGCGTCTCCGCTCCACCCCGGCCAACCTGCGGAAAATGCTGGCAGAGGCGGGCGGAGACGCCATCTGCAACGGCTCCATTTTTCTGCGAAACCAGCAGCCCGCCTGCCACCTGAAGGCAGACGGGACGGTCCGCAAGGCCCCGGACTACCGGGCGTGGGCCGTCAGTTGGAATGACCCGGCGGACTTCGGCGTGAAAGCTGTGCCCAACGGGGACGCAAACTACATGGAGTGCGTCCACCTCATCATCGGCGGGAAGAAGATAAGCCCCGTCACCTGCGGGGCGGATATGCGCTATCGCGCTCCCCGGACGGCCATCGGCACCAAGAACGGACGGTTCGCCTACTATGTGAGCAAGGACCGGCGGACACCGGAACAGCTCCGTGACCTGCTGGCCGCGTCTGGCTGGGACAACGCCATCATGATGGACGGCGGCGGGAGCACCTGTTTCATGGATTCGGCAGGGGAGGGCTTCACCGGGGACGGACGGGTGATCCCGTTCTTTCTGGTGTGGCAAAAGAAAAGCGGGGACGCATACGAACCGGAAGGAGAGAAACCTATGGTAGAGATCAACGCCTATTCCAAGGCGAAGGACGGCGGCAAGAAGCTGTCCACAAACTTTACAGTGAAAGAATTTGCCTGCAAGGACGGCTCCGATGCCGTGCTGGTAGCGCCCCGGCTGGTGATGGTCTTGCAGAGCATCCGCAGCCATTTTGCCGCCCCGGTGGTGATCCACAGCGCCTACCGGACGCCCCAGTACAACGCCAAGGTGGACGGTGCGGAGCACAGCCAGCACTGCTACGGCACGGCGGCGGATATTTCCGTGCGTGGCCAGACCCCGGCGGCGGTGGCGGCCTACGCAAGAGAACTCATGCCGGATTGGGGCGGCGTGGGCGTGTACGCCGGGCAGGGCTTCACCCATGTTGACGTGCGGGAACTCCGGTCCGACTGGACGGGATGAGAAAAGAAAGCCGTGTCCGATTCGGACACGGCTTTTCTTTGTGGTCATGGGTTTGCCTTCAGCTCCGTGTTTTCGATCTCCTCGGAGAATTGGCATTTTTATTTCCTCCCATTAAAAAGATTTCGGAACAACCGCCGAAGCGGGACAAACACTGCCACGAATATGACCACGAAAAGCAGATATTTCATTTTTCAACCCCCTTGACAATTTAGTATCTCATGCTTTATAGTTGGGGTGCGGAGATTCAGGTCTCCGCACCCCTGGCCTTTACCAGTTCAGCAGCTTTTGAACTGCCAGAACGATAAGGCCGGAAATTGTGGCCGCCAGAATGTCAGCCGTGAACTGTCTCATTCTTTTGGCCCGCGCCGTCGGCTTATGCCGTCGGCGTTTTTTCTTATCCATTGGACTGTCTCCTTTCTCTGACCTTGATTTGTTTTGTTCCCCCTTTCTGATTATTATTATATACTTGCGTGAGTATATTTGCAAGACGGAATACTGCACAAATATACTTGTGTGAGATTGTGCAAAATATATACTTGCACAAGTATGGAGATGCCGCTATAATAGAGTCAAAGGAGGCTGAGTGCATGGAAAAGAAAACGGGCACGGCTGCGACAAAGGCAAAAAACAAGTACAATGCCGCAAATTACGACAGGCTTTCCCCTTTTGTCAGGAAAGGCAAAAAGGATAGATACAAGGCGGCGGCTGCTGCTGCCGGATATAGCCTAAACGAGTTCATGGAAAAAGCTATGGATGCCTTGGCGGCGGAGATCCTTGGCCAATAAAATATCATGCGAACAAAAACAAACACCCCAGCACCATCAATGGTGCTGGGGTGTTGTGAGGTTAGCTTTCACGATTTATCACGCAACCGAAAATTCCGTTTACAAAGATAAATACAATGTGTTCGGATAACCCCGTGTTTGGTACGCCGTGAGGGATTCGAACCCCCGGCCTTCTGGTCCGTAGGTTGTCTCACACGCAAATCGGAGTCATTTCGGCTCCGATTTGTGCTTTTTGCCACCATTCGCTCGGCGGATTTTCCGTTGTTTCCGCACAGTCCTGCCCGCTCCAATCCTGTTCTGGGTCAAAAGTGGGTCAGCCTCACAATTTTCAACATTGTACAGAAATATTTTCAAGTTTGGCAACGGCTTTAATCTTAGTATATCCTAAAGAAAAAAGTTTTATCATTCATTGTAAAAATAAAGGGTGTATGTTATTTTTAAAAGTAGTATATCTAGATTTGTGAAATACTAACAAACCAAGAGGTCGAGACAAAAGGAACGACCTGCTGGTACATCGAAAGGTAAGGTAACAAAATGAAAAAAAACGTGAGTTTTCTATGTATACTTTGCATAATGATCTCTCTTGCTGCCTCCTCTTGTTGTGCCATAAATGGCGATGAGACTGAACCTGTACTCTCACTCAATGGCGACGGATTGCTTTTTATTGTTCCCACGATATCTGAAAAAGAACAACTATCTTCTGCTTCGGCAGATATTTATACAGTTGCTGAAGCCTCCGCAAATAACTTACTTGATTATTGCGCAATAGCGCTACCGATAGATTACGTCGATAGTTTTAACTTGTCCACCCTATATAATAACAATGTGCTTATTTATCTCTACGGCAACCAAGTTTCTGTTGACGCATACACAAATTCTGTAGGTACAGATTCTTTTGGATCAATGGCTGAAGATATTAATGGAACTCCCTCAAAAGTGTTAGTTGCACAGGAGCAAGTTTTTCAGATAATCGGTTCTGTCCTCGGAAGCGATAGGTTTGCAGCGTTTATTGATCCTGCTCCTAATGGAGAAATCTCAAACACCCATTTTTATAATATTATTCTTTCGGATTATTTTAACTTTCTTACTGCCCCCTATACGATTGTCAAATCCGGCCTCAATGTCTCTGTGTCCGCTTCTGGGAGATTAGAAGCGATGAATTGTGGATGGATATTGGAACGCAATATGGACGAAATTGACCCAAATGCGGATTATTTTGGAATTAAATCAAAAATTAATCCTACTGTTTTGGATGGAGGACAAGTCGCAAGATTTACAGAAGTGTATACAAAAATTCAGTTAGACGATAAATCAAAACAACATATTTATCTCTCGAACCCTTCTAGCAAAACCTATGAGACAAGCTATTCACTTTCAATCGGCGGCGGCGAGTCTATGTCGTGGGGGCTTTCCATTTCTGGCTCCTTTAGTGGAAAGGCAACCATTAATAGGGCTGCAAATCATTCTGCTGGAAATGTAATGTGGACCTTTACTTCTTCAAATCTTAGTGAAGGTGAATATGAAACTGGATTAACATTTTCTAGAGATGTTACATCAGGGCTACAAACTGTAAAAGCCGACGTTACTTTTGGTGGTAAAACGACTGGTTGTTCATCTGGTACAACATTAGGCCCAAAGGAAGTACGCATTGTTTACCAATACAGCACACTTGAATGTGGTCCCACTACCATGTCTGTGCGCAGGGTGTACAAACCGTAATTTCGACAGAAACGAAAAAAGATCACGCAGCCCAGCGGGGCCGCGACGCCTCGGAACAGCGACGCGCATAAGCGCATCGCTGTTCCGAAGGCTTTCTGCGTTCTTCGGGAGTACCCTTGACCAAGCCCTCAAAGCGGCAAAACTTGCCGTTCTGATACCCGGCCCGGGGAGGTTTGCGAATGTGCGGAACGTGTCGAGGGTAGTGACAGCGGCCCCGTCCGAAACGCCCCTTGTTTCGCCGTGTGAGCCGTTGTGTGCGATTCCTTGAGCAGAGCCGAGTATGTACCCACTTTTGACTGTGAAAGCGAACGTGGGGCGTTTGTGAGAGAAGTTGAAAAGCGGGATGAGAAACGGTCGGGGACAGTGTTAGTGACGGCAGTTTTGCTTGATTTTCCCCCTCTGCTTGATGATGGGGGGTCACAGAGAACCGGGAAATGTATGTATATAAAAGCGCGGCGGAATCAAGGGTTACAAATGGAGACGTTCAGAGTGATTTCGCTGATAGCACAAAGCCGTGCTGTGGCCAAGGGATGGAAGACCCCTGTTTCGGCGTGTAAGCCGCTGTGTGCGATCTTTCGCCGAAAGCCGAGCGTGTACTCACTTTCGCTCGTGAAATCGAACGTGGGCCGTTTGTGCGAGAGGCTGAAAATGCGATGAAATGCGGTTTGGAACAGCGTCGTGCCGGTAACTTTTTGGCGATAGTTGCGGGAACGGTTTTGGGCGAAAAGCCGAACTTTACAGGAAGGTTTTTTGAGTGGCGAAAGCCGTTCGATTTTAGCACAAGATAAAGGGCCGCAGTCGCAAGCGCCCGCGGCCCGCCCACAAAGCCCCGCAGTGCGGGGCTTTCCGAGGTTTTGAAACCGCAGTCTAAGGTGCACCTTGAGAGGCGCTTTCGCAGTCATAGGTGAACGTGAGGGGTGAAAAAGGCCCGTGGCGGCGGACTTTTCAAGGTGGACATTCCGCAGGCGTTTGAGAAGTTTTCCGTTTTCAACCACACGAAAAAGTGATTTCAGTGTGGCAGCAATTTTTGGAGGAAAACGTGTATATTTTGCGCCGCTGTAGTCAATGAAAAGAGACTTTCAAACGTTCAAAAATCGCACCGCTGTAACCAAAGAAGAACGCCCCCGGCAGTGCAGAAATTGCGCCGCAATAGTCAAAGATAAGGCGGCGCGGCTCCGAGGTGCAAATGATAACTTTCTGATAACAGTTCGGCTTTTCAGTAGCTTTGTTCCCTTGGTTACGGTATTGTTCGTTGCGAAAGGGGCTGATACCATGCCGAAAAGACGAGCGAACGGGGAAGGGAACATCCGAAAACGAAAGGACGGACGATGGGAAGGACGCTACACAGTCGGTCACGATCCGGAAACTGGCAAAGCCATCATCAAAAACGTGCTGGGTAAAACGCAGGCCGAGGTCAAGGAAAAGCTGAAAAAGGCCATCGAAGAAAATGTTGGCATCGACTATGGGCGGGCCAAGACCTACACGGTGGGAACATGGCTGGAGGTCTGGATGGAGAACTACGCCAAGGTGAAACTCAGACCGTCTACGTTCAAGACAAGCCAAGGTTTTCTGAAAAACCACATCAAGCCGCAGATCGGCAGCATTCCGCTGGCAGACCTGACTTCTCTGGACTTACAACGCTTCTACAAACATCTGTTGGACGACGGGCGAGTAGACCGCATCGAGGCCAAGAAAAAGCCGAAAGGTCTGGCTCCCAAAACGGTACGGAACATCCACCAAATGATCGGCTCGGCGTACAATCTCGCCATGGAGCAGCGCCTTGTCACGAAAAATCCAACGCAGGGCTGCGCCCTGCCGAAAGTCGAACACAAGGAGATGAAAACGCTGACCGCCGACCAACTCAGCGCCTTCTTCCAGGAGGCCAGGGACAGCGGTGTGTACGAACTCTACTACCTCGACCTCGCCACAGGACTACGCCGTGGGGAACTGCTGGGACTGAAATGGACGGATATAGACCTTGACCGTGGCGTACTGAAAATCCAACGGGCCATCTCACGGCAGAACGGCAAGGTAGTCGAAGTCCCACTGAAAACGAAAAACGCCTACCGCACACTGCCGTTGTCGGCAGACGCGATAAGCGTTCTGAAAATGCAGAAATGCAAAGTTGGGAACAGCGAATGGGTGTTCCCGTCACCAACAGGAGGCCCCATGTCACCGGACAGCGTGCTGCACATGCTCCAGCGGGTGCTGAAACGGGCTGGGCTGCCCCGCATCCGCTTTCATGACCTCCGTCACACCTTCGCAACCATGGCGCTGCAAAACGGCGTGGACGTCAAGACCGTGTCCTCCATGCTGGGTCACTACTCGGCGGGCTTCACGCTGGACACCTACGCCCACGTCACTACCGACGCGCAGCTCAAGGCGGCGCAAACGATGGGCAATATCCTATCCCGTGCGGTATAGACCTTTCCGCTACCCGCTCCCGTTGGGGTCAGCGTTTGGGTCAGAAAAAAGCAGTACCAAAAAAACGGAACTTATGAAAAGCAAAAGTCCTCGAAATCAGATGATTTCGAGGACTTTTGGTACGCCGTGAGGGATTCGAACCCCCGGCCTTCTGGTCCGTAGCCAGACGCTCTATCCAGCTGAGCTAACGGCGCGTACTGTCTTGCTCCAAACAGCTTGTTTATAATAGCATACCCGAAACGAAAATGCAAGAGCTTTTTTAAAAAAATTTTCACTTTTTTTGTGGGCCTCAATTGCAAAAGTAACTTCCAGGTCTTCCGAGCATCAACTGGAAGTTAGTTTTACAAATTCAAGTATGGAAGTTACTCTTACAAACAGCGAGAATATCATTTTAAAACAAAATTTTTTCT